CTCCTTATTGATGTACAAAAAGCATTCAAAAAAATGAACACTAAAGTGGCTTAGAGCGATTCTAAGGGCCGTTTATCGTCCCCCCCTACCTATCCCCTTCACCTACCCCCGTTCGTTGACGAGAGACCCCTCTCGTAGAGCCTACGCTGCCTTCTGCACATTTTCTATCCCCCCTTATCACCCTTGCCGTCGTCTGTTGCCAGTTTGAGGCTGAAATTCGCCGCTACATCCCCTCCGGGTCCTTCCCCACATGACCGATCAAATGGGTTTTGGTAACGAAATCTGTTTCGTTGCCAAAATGTTCGCTAATAGCTAATTTTAATGTTTTCAAGAGGTTACCCTGCAAAACCAGAATTACCTTGTTGACGCCCCTCATGTCTATCCATCCGCCTTTCTCATTTTTATCTGTTTTTTCTCTTTCTTTTCGATTCCATCTATTTGCAGATCCAGAAACCGTTGATGCGCCCCGTCAAAATAAACCCTCACGCTTCCGATCTCAGTATTCCGGCCCTTTGACACGATCAGCGTAGCCTCGTGCGCGTTTGTTGTGCCGTCCGTGTATTCCACCTCCACGTAAGCGGCCTCCCGCCACACGAAGATAACCGTATCTGCATCCTGTTCGATAGACCCTGACTCCCGCAGGTCCGAGAGCATTGGCTTTTTATCCCCGCCTCGGATCTCACATGCCCTGTTGAGTTGCGCCAGACAGATAACTGGCACATCGAGATCCCGAGCCATGGTCTTTAGCCGTTGGCTTAGCTGTGAAACCTCTCTTTCCCGGTATTCCAGTTTGCCGTCAGCCCGAATCAGTTGCAGATAGTCGATAACCACCATCCCCAAGGCGCCGTTTGTTTTCCGAAAGGCCTCACACGTCGAGGCTATTTCGGCGATAGACATATTCGCTTTATCGCTGTAGGAAATGGGGATCTTGGAGAGCTTATCCGTAGCCTTTTTAATCCTGTCCATATCGTCAGCAGTTAAATTCGCTCGTCGGATCGACGTGTAATTCACCCCGCTATGCGCTGCAAGCTGCCGTTTGATAAGTTGATCCCGCGACATTTCCAGAGAGAAGAACAGGACCGGCACGCCCGAAGCCTCGGCAAACTCTTTGGCCAGGAGTGATTTTCCCATAGCAGGCCTTCCGGCAACGATAATGAGGTCCCCGGGTTGCCAGCCGATGATGAGTTTATCCAGCAGCGTAAATCCAGTAGAAATACTGCGATTGTCTTGCTGCTCCAGGCTTGCGTATGCATCGAGCAACAAATCCGCCAACGAATAGACGTTCAGGCCAAGATCTGCTGTTTTCACTTTTGCCAGCAACTCTTTCGCCTCGGTAAGGAGATCTTGAGCATTTCCGTTCTTAGATTTTTTGATAATCACATCGCTGATAGCGAGGAGGTCTTTTTTGAGGCGGTTCAATTTGACATTGCGAATGTGGTAGGATGTCCCCATCGAGGTAATAACGCTCTGTAGGATTTCCCCGATGTACGATCCCCCACCCGCCTGATCCAGTTTTCCATGTCGTGCCAGGACATCGCAGATGGATGTAGGGATGATCTCTTCTCCCCTCGCATCCACATTGAGGATAGCCTCATAGACCAGCCTGTTTTTTTGATTCACAAAGTCCGTTGGAGAGATTTCAGCCCGGATCGTCTTCAGGGTTTCCGGGTTGACCATAATCGATCCGAGGATACAAATTTCCGATTGAGCTGTGTCCATGATCAGTTGATCTCCTTCCAATAGGGGGGTGGGGCAAAGGTAGGTTCCGGTTGAATTTCAGTCGGTTCGTCCTCCCAACGTCGTGAGGTCAGCCAGCCCTGCGCCCATTTCGGCCTTTTATTGGCAATTAGCCTGGGACGCTCCTGAGCCTCTCTTTCGGCGGATTGAATGATTTTCTCTGTTAACTCTGGATCAGGATTCAACTGATGCCATACCCCAGCAGCCTCAGCTTTACCCTTCCTGTAATCAAAAGCGTCCCAGAATCGCTCGAAGTTGTAAAACAGATCTCCTTTCAGGGTAACTTTCTTTTTTCCAATGACGCCGACATAAGACTTGTCGTTGGTGGATGGGGTGAGTTGATGAACCTCAAACCCAACCTCATCAACCGCAAAACCGGGGTCCTTTTGCGGAAGGTTTTTATAATTCTTATCATTCTTATCATTCTTGTTTGTGTTCCCCGGCTGTTCCCTGGCTGTCACCCGGCTGTCACCTTTGCTGTCACCTTTTATTTCGTTGGACTGATAAATAGCCCAATTTACGATGGTTATCACACTATATTGGCTGTTACTTTCGATGTCACAATTTCCGATAGTTTTTAATTTCTTTAATCTTTTCCAAACCGTCGATGGCGACATCCTTAACTGTTTTGCCGCCGATTCTCTCCCGAAAATGAACTGTCCAGAGTTAATCCATGCCTCAACGACGTTCCTTCCAGATCTTATTGATGCCCAGGACCCGTCATGATTAGCCTGTAATAGACACCAAATCCAAACCTTTAAAAGCCCTTCGTTGTGGAATACACGGGAATCGGTTAATTTTCGATACAGTTTAACATATCCAGTTTTCATCCCGTTATTCCGACCTCGCCTTAAAAGCACAACGAGACATACAGGAAGGGGGTAGCGGCCCCTGAATCCATAGCTGGGAGCGATGGTCCTATATGCCTCGTTCTGCTTCCAAGATTTGTGATTGAGATCCGCTACATCCCATAATTGACATCCATTAGTTGAGTGGATTCACAGTATTACACGCTTTCACTTGCTTGTCAAGCCTTTTTTTTACTCCTCCCGAGACTGTTTTTGTCGTGCGCGGTCATGGCCTTGGCCCCCGCAGTTCGCGCTCTAAAATTTCGCCAAACGCCCTTAATCTGTTCAACCCCTCGCGCCTCCCAGGGCTATATGGCAGCTCCTCCAATCTTGCGATTTGGGCCTTAAACCACCCTATAACTGCCATGATATCGCGCTCATTCATTTCCGCTTTCCAACTTCAGAATCGCCTTTAACATCTATGTGCAAATGTTTGAATTTTCTGCCTAATGACCTACGGGATACGCCGATTGCATTGGCAGTGTGGGCCAGCACCCGCTTGTGTTGCTGGTGCACCGCATTGAGCCACTGCTTGATCGATAGATAGGTCGTGCCGGTCGCCGTATTGTAGGCACGCATGAGGGCGTCCCAATCGAGCGCCTGGCTTCCGGGTGAAATACCTTTAGACTTGACTTTAACTGTTACACGTAGGGGTTCAATATTATTGACTGTTTTCCTGATTTGTCTACCTTGTTCACAATCCAGACAGGTTATCATCTGGTTGTATCCACACATGCGCACGTATGTATTGTATGCATTCTTCGTACGACCGGATGTCTGGAGCGCCATCTCCTGATATTGCACACAGAGGAGGCGACGCAGCCAGGCGCATTGCCGCATGCACTCGAAATAGGCAGGGTCGTTTTTGAAATCAAATTCGGAGCCGTCACTTTTTTGGGTCATTTGACCACCGGGAATAGTTTTTGTTGACAGGTCTCACGCTCGAACCGTTCACAGGCCGCATCAAAATATTCCCTGTCAATTTCGATTATGTCCATGTCATACCCTTCATGCGAGCAGGCTATGGCAGACGAGAATGATCCCCCGTGGGTGTCAAGGATACGTTGGCCGGGCTTGGCGTAGTGGGTAAGGACCCAACGGTAGAGAACAACGGGCTTTTGGGTGGGGTGGATGCGAATGCCATTCCGCAAAAATGGCTTGCACTCAAAATGTCTTGCCGGACAATTAAACGATGTGTAGGCCAATTCAAATTCTGAAAAATCACGACCTTTTATTTGGTTTGTTTTATACCAACAAATCCATCCACGACTATGTGGGAGGTGAAAATAATTACCACCCCATATAATTTGATTCCATGATATATTCTCTAATGCGATAAAATATTCTTTTGGTGGAATTTCATCATCCCACTTCCTGTCAACATTCCCGATGTATGCACGGCTATAAGCGCCTGTCCCCTTGCTGGCATGTATCCCATACGGCGGGTCTACGCACGCCAGCTCGTACACCTTATCTGGCAGGCCTGCCATGAACTCTATACAGTCCATATTGAATGCCCGGATCAAAGGATGCTCAGACAGGATTATGGGCGATTGAGTCATGACTAAATAATCAGGTCTTTCGGGTCCATACCCAGGGCGCGGGCTATTTTCTCGATAGTCCTAAGATTTTTCCCGCTGTGGATCATATAGCAAACACCCTGCCGCGTTGGGGGCGGCTTAATCCGTGCCGCCAACCCTTCGAGAGTAAGATCCATCCGCGCCATTTCTGCCTTTATTTTTTTAGTATTTATTCTCATGCCGAACACTATAGTCCGCTTACCGCGAAATGTCAAGCGATTTTTTAATGCGGCATAACAGGCTGACTATATTGCATAATCTAAAATAATTAAGCACCTGTTAAAAAAAATGCTTGACAAAACAAACCGCCTGTGGCATAAGATTGCCAACAGCGCACCTGTGCCCCCGGCAACACGACCGGATTAGCCAGGCTAAGAGGCTGCGACACGCCTCATAGGTGCGATGCCCGGAACCGGAGCAGCCAACGACCTTACCCCAAATGACAAGGCTCACGGCGAAAGGGAACCGGGAGAGCTGAGAGGTGGAATCGTCCATGAACGACCTGGAGTGGCGCGAGACCCAGTCGCTTATTGTATCGCGTGTGAGGTAGAAGGGGGGTGAGAGGCGGCATGAAAGGTATATCCGAGATGGACAGCTATGAATTACGGGTGCATGCGGGTAATGTGGCTTATCAGATATGGACCCAGATGCCAGAACCTAAACTTGAATATACTAAATGGTATTACGGCGCGAGAGAGCAGAGTTTGTGGGAAGCTCTGGAAAAAAGGAGGTTGACCGATGAATCAGCGCAAAGCGGATCGATGCCCCTATTGCGGTAAATTTTGCAAATTTTTATGGATTAAAGAAGACCCTCTTGGGTCATCTTGGTATTGGCAAACTGGCATTGTAGATGGCAAATGGATATGTGAACAATGTGGGAGGGAGATGTAACTATGGGTAAATTTATCGCAATCGCAATAGGGACAGCAGTAATTTTCTACATTTGTATGGTGTTATGGGGCCGAAAGCAGATCCGCAAGTCGGAATCTATACCAATGTGCTTGAAGTGTTCGTTCCTGAACTCAAACAAGGACGAGTCCTGGCATCTCAAAAATTAAGGGAGGTGAATTTCTATGATAGGAGAGCAAACCATCAAGGCCATCGGAGAAGCCGCAACAGCGGTCCTGCTGGATAATATGTCCGAGCTGGACCGGGCATATGCCGCCGCCAAAGAGGGATCGTTCCACATCGCCATAGGCGTCAAAATCCGGCCCTGTGCGGATGGGAACCGGATTGAAGTTTCAGTTGGGTTCGTGACCAGTTGGGTCAAGGTATCCACAATCAGGATCGTCAACGAGGAACAAACATCATTTCTCCAAAACGAGGAGTCAGGATAATGCCCGGACGGGACGGGATCCCGAGTGTCACGGCAGTCACCCCCAACCCTACAGGAACGCAGGCCCCGGGAAGATGCAAAGGAAGCGGCTGAGAAGGCCGAGATTGCACGAAAGGACCGGTAAGCAGGGAGACCTATGGGAGTGAAGAAAAAGGCGCAACGTGAGGCCGCTGAGAAAGCGAGACAGGCAACCTTGGGGTCGGACGCTGCCGAAAAACGAAAGGGGGTAATTTTTATGCCGCATCCAAAAGGCGGGTACCATCTTAAAGACGGAACCAGAGCGCCCGGAGTCACAACGATTATCGGACGGTTTAAAGACTCCGGGGGACTCCTCTATTGGGCTTGCGAGCAAGGCAAGGCCATCGAACGGGGAGAAATATCATCTTTATACGATAAGCGGGACGCGGCGGGAGAAGCGGGAACCTTAGCCCACGCACTCGTTGAGGCGTACATCAATGGAGATAAGCTGCCCGAGCTGCCTGACAATGAAATCGGCAGCCAGGCCAACCAGGGTTTTCAGAATTACCTGCGTTGGCAAGAAGATAACCGAATCCAGGTCGTTAAACAGGAAATGCAATTGGTCAGTGAGATTTATAGATTCGGTGGGTGCCCGGATGCAATAGGGATCGATCGTCGGAAGATGCTTTGCATTCTCGACTGGAAAACATCGAATGGGATTTATCAAGACTACCTAATCCAGATTGCAGCCTACCGACAATTATGGGAGGAAAATAATCCCGACCAGCCAATAGCCGGGGGTTTCCACCTTCTCAGGTTCAGCAAGGAACATGCTGACTTTGCTCACCATTATTGGAATGAATTGGATGCTGCGTGGGAGCAATTCAAGCTATTTCGGAAGGCATACGACATTGACAAAATGCTCAAGAAAAGGGTGTAGGAGGGAGAGTGGTGGACAAAGCGAGTGTGTATCAGGCAATTTGCGGAGTGCAATCTGACCTTGCAAAACAGGGGATCGCCAAGGACCAGGAAAACACCTTC